GTTAAATATAATGGACTCAGGCTTGCCTCTTTTGTTTGTAACAAACATAGCTCTGATGTATCCGTCTTGTTGAGATAAATAGATTGGTACTAAGGTATCTATTTTGTGATCTTCTCCAACCATGGCATGCATTGTAGAGACTACGCACGTAATAATAGTTATCTTTGGAAACGGTAATCTAATCTCGTCTACAGAAGAAAAAGCTTCTCCAATTTCACCCACCTCAGTACGAAATGCAGGTTCAAATAAAATCTTGGGAAAGTTATAGATTGCATCGGGTATGTCTTCTGATACTACTTTATCGCCGTAAAACTTTTTGCCTTTTTCAAAAGAAGTAGCTTGATCCGCTAAAGCCTCAAGCAGTCTGTGTTTTGTATTAATGTCTCCATAAGCATCAATGACTTTATCGTAATCACCAATTACTTTTAGTGCGCTTCTGTATTTTGGGTCGTCTAAAACTGCGTATACTTTTTCACCCAAAAGAAGTTTGGCTTCTTCATTTGGAAGAATTTTAGTTTCCCCAGTATCGTAGACTATCCTGACCGCATGGTCACTGTCCCGATACGCTGTAGCCCCTACTACTCTACTAGCACTCGCCATAACTTTTCCCCATTCCTGACTCGCAACTTAATGGTAGGTCTTGTGCCCACTTGGGTCGCATTTTCATACACATCTCCACATACTCTTGACCAACCTCCGCTTCTTGCTCAGGTATTACGCAAGCAATCGCATCATGCACAGTCATTACCACCTTATATTTCTTGGCTACTTGTAGCATCTGCTCACCAATAATGATTCGAGCTAACGCTTGGCAGACGTTCTCAATAACTTTCCCACCATATATTCTGTTAAGCACAACTGCTTTACCCTTTCTGGTGTCGTACACATACTCGTCCTTACCCTGCTCGTTCCGCATTTTACGTAGGTTGGGGTACTTTACATACAGTCCGTTTGGTAAGCGAATGCCTTTTCTACCTTCTACTTCAAGGACTCCTGCTTTACCTAATGGCGCAGTTTGGTTGTTAAGGATTGCATCTAATGCTTTTCCTGCTTGATTCCATAGTTGCGGTATCCAATCATAAGTTTCTCGGTAGACTTTAATAATACGAGTGGCTTCCTCTTCTTCGATCTCCACATTAAACGTCTTAAGCTGTGTTTTAAATTTCGTACTCCCCATGCCGTAGCCACACCCCAATATAGTCGTTTTGCCAACGAACCTTTCGTCCTTGCTAATTTCTTCAGTTACCTTGTTATAGATAGACGATGCCATGATTTGGTATACATCTTCGCCCCTTTCAAACGCATCAACTAAATCATTCTGTTCAGCAAGCCACGCTAGAGTTCTTGCTTCTATTTGGCTAGAGTCAGAGTCCACAACGACGTGCCCGGGAGGAGCCATAATTGCGTCTTTAAGAGTTGAGCCTCGTGGTAAGTTTTGCAGGTTAACCTTGTCATCACCGCCCCAACGACCAGTATGAGCTGCATAGTAGCGTAGTGGTATGGGGAATAAGCCTCGCTGCGAGATCTCTATAAAGCGCTCAGTCCTTGTTTCTTCAATGGTTGACTTCACCCCTAAACGCGCTGTTGCAAGAATTTGCACATTTTCGTTCTCATGCTCAAGCAACTCTTTAAACCCTTCGTCAGTCTTAGCAAATGCCCATGCTTCCTTACCTGTAACGTTGCTAATCTTGCGTGGGGGTTCTACACCTATGTTTTTTAACAATGTAGCAAATTTGTCGTTGCTCATTAAATCTTCTTTAGCGTAAAACTCTAAACATTGTTGTTTTTTAACTTGAATATCACCTAAGTGGTCGTACAGTATATTGCCGTCAAGCCATAGGCTAGGCTCAGTAAACATACGGATAGTCAGGTCAATAAGTCGTAGCTCACTAGGAGGGAAGTCTGCACTTAGTTGCTCAAACAAACCCATCGTAAGCACCACGTCGTTCTTGCAATACTCACCATACCTAGCTAACTCTTCTTCGGTAAAGTCAATTCGACGCTTACCCTGTGCCTGTAAGACTTCTGTGCCTTTCGCCCCAAGGTTGTAGTGTTCAGCTAGCTTAGCTAAACTACCGCCTACTTCCGTGCCATGTATGGCTCTTGCCATTGATAGCGTATCTGCAATGCCCTTGGGTTTTATACTAAACTCCCAATTAAGAATAGCCATGTCAAACATAGCGTTGTGGGCTATCACGAGATGCTTGTCGAGTTCAAAGCTATCTAAAAACTTCTTTGTATCTGCTTTAGTACCACTAAACCAAGTAGGAGCGCCCCCTTGTTCGCACACTGCCACCCCAATGGTTTCAAACTCTTTAGATCGAATGTATTCCTCTGTTGTTAACTTGGTGAGGGAAAAAGTTTGTGAGTAGTAAGTCTCAAAATCTATGCAAAAAATATTCATGGGTAGCGCAACTTCCCAATCGTGGTACGCATAGAGTTAGCTGTGGAAAGAATTGCTAAAATCTTTTTGGGGCTTTCGCCTTTTGGTTGTACCGAAAAGGATGATAGTTCTGTTGAATTTGCATCAGCATTCTGTAGCAGAGTATTCATAACTTGCTTAGTAAATAGCTCGCCTTGTAGACTCTGCATCTTGTCCCATAGGGCTTTGATCTCTTTGTCGTTTAGGAACGGCAACTGATCTTTGTATTCCTTACCCCCATTGGTTCGCATTTCAACAGGGAGAAGAATGTCTCGCCATTTTGCAGGATACCCATCTCGCAGGGTAGGTATAAACTCATCAGGATTACTGCTCATGCGTTCAAGTAATATCTGAACACCTTTGTTCATTTCAACATCTGCCATCAATATCCCCCTCGTCAAGTAAGCTCCTTAAGGTTGCACCTAGCAATGTTAGGCTCTCCTCGTTTACTACATACGCATGTCCACCCGCTTTACGGATGTCTGCCATTTCTTTTTCTTGTAGTGCAGTAGGCTTATTGTTGCCTGCTTTACATTCTATGGCGATAAACTTACCCTTAGCACAACACACAACATCAGGTACACCTGAGCGACCAAAGCCATACGTTGCGGGGAAAAAATAATATATGCCGTGAGCCTTAATTAGCTTAACGACTTTTGCTTTTACTTTAGATTCGGGAGTTTGTGCCATACGACCATAGTAACATGGTGTTGGACTTTGTCAAGGGGGAGAATTAAATCTTTTTAATCCTAACAAATGTTAGGAAGTGAGGGGGTATGTAGATTGCCCGCCCCTCGTCGGGCTTAAAAGGATTCAGTTAGCGAATACTTCTACGGGAGGACTAACTGAATAACGAATTACGCTTGCATCTACAAGGCTACTAGTAAAACGTTATGTAACAATTCCCTCCCTTTATTTCTTACTCGCTAGTTCTACTTCTCTATTCATATACCATTGTGCCTTCTTAAGGTTCTCAAGCCTATCACCTTTGTAATCTGCACGACTAATATACTTAACGACATTACCTAGGTTATACCCTAGGTTCTTTGCCTCGATAAAGTCAATCGTCTCAATCCCGCCTGTCTTGTAGTGAGGTGGATGATTCACCATATCGTCAGCATATACCGCCATTGACATTACTGCACTAGGTACAAGTGTTGAGGGTCTATTACTTCTTGCCCATTTGTCCTGTTTTGATTTAGACGCTGCCGACTTTAGCTTAGTTCTACGTTGATATACAGTTTGCACAGCTACCTTAAACAACTTGGCAACTGCACTAGCCTTAGCGGTAGGGTTCTCTAGTAGGTAGTTATTTAACTTTTGTGACTTCTTGCTTATTGTTCTCATCTTTGATTCCTCTTTCTTTGTTTATAAAATTAACTAACACTTCCCGAATCTTTGCACTTCTGTTTGGGTAAGTATTTAAATACTCATACACTTCTTTTTCTATCCGTAGTGATACATACATCATCGTGGGCTTAACGGCTTTACCTCTGACTTTTTTTATTACCTCATTCATTGTTGTCTTCCATAAATCCTCCCTTAAATACCTAACAAATGTTAGGCTCTAATACTACAAATGTTGTGGGGCTAACACGCAAACCAACATCAATAAGAATTTGATGGTCTTCTAGTAGCTTCAACATTCCTACACTCCTACGAATAAAGTCGGGGAGTTCCTCACTTGCTTTTATAGTAATAGGATTCTTCTCGCCCTTTTGTATAGCATAATCCAATCCGTCAATATGAACAAGGTAAGCATCGCCTTTACGCAACGCTTGATCTATTGCAGTACTTGCTTTAGCCTCTGCAGTCTTGCGGGGGAAGTCATCACCTTCTGTTTTTGCAAACACACAAAATTCTTCCCAATACTTATCTAATAGAAAGTCTATTGCTTTGGGTTG